TATAGGTCAATGGTAACATTTGCGCTGGAATTTAAAATCAGAGTATTGCCTTTTTGTGAGTTGGAATCTTGCTTGTCATAAATCACGGCAGACCCCCTCACTCTAGTCAGAATCCAGCCAGTCAGGGTTCTTCCAAGCTTAGTGGTCACAGTGTTGTCACCAGAGGTCAAAGCAATACCCTGTAAAAGCACACCGCCATTCAAAGGACTCTTTTGAATCTCACCAAGGGCGTTTTTGATGTTCTGTTGCGCTTGGTTCAACGTCCTGTCATCAGTCTGAACCTGTACAACAGACTTCATCAGTAAACCCCACCAACACCAGAACCATTTCCAGTGGGCCACCAATAATCACTGTAGTTGTTATCTGCAACCGTCTGTGGCATTGCGGCATCACGGTTTTCTGCTGCCGATTCAAGGCGATTGATTAGCATTTGTTTCATTGCCATTTCAGGAGTTGGGTCTGTCTCTTCCTTGGTCTTGCACTTTATTAAGCAATCAACAATGATGTATTCCGTCCAACCACTTACACCGTCCACAGTTGCGCTATCTGAATCGAGTGTTGTCATTTTTGGCACATACCAAAGTCTGATGGTCTGGTTTGCTTGTGGAAGTGGGGTGAACCAAATCTTTCCACCGTGCAAACGGTAGCGCATATTGGTCACACCATAAAAGCTTTGAAAGTTTGGCACCGAAAACCTGTTTCGGTCTGTCATGTTGAATTGCTTAATGCTCACAGCAGAGTCAAGCGAGTTCCCAAGCAATAAATCAACACCAGTCAACTTGTAAAAGTCTGAAGGTAAATTGAATTTGTCATTGGTTCCATCTGTGGTGATGGAATATGGGGACGCCACAAAATAGTCATCCCCATACTTTTGAACCATCAAATCATAAAGCTCAAAATAACTTTGGTTTATGTATGAATTGAGTTCCGCATCTGTAAAAAAGCTGGAATTAACATAGTCACCACGTTGACGGATTGCCGTTCTTAATTCTGCAAGGGTCATTGTGGTAGCCATATTTTATTCCTCTTCTTTTTCCATCATTTCATCTTGTTCAATGTCTTTTGCTTGAATAATGTCTGCGAAAGCTTGCAAACACTTTTCAAGATCATCAACAGATTTTGAATTGATTGCTTCAATTAAATCCTCTGCAACTATCTTAAACTCTGAAGGCTCTTTAGGCTCATCTGACCCAATTCTTTTTTCTAAGCCAGATAGAATCTGACTCATGATTTTATCTTTTGGAATCATAAAGCCGCCTTATTGAGCAGTAGAGTTTGAAAGTGTTACTTCAAACTTAATCACAGCACCGTTGGCAGGATCAACAGCAGACCCAGCAAAATCCAAACAAGCAATGTTGATTGTCTTTGTGCTTGATACTGTTTCAGACACCACATAAACATTGGCAACAGTTTGTGTTCCAGATGCTTGAATGATGGTTGGAACAAATCCAAATAGCCCAACATATTTATCTTGAAGTGTAATTGTGTAAGCACCTGTGCCAGTGCGTGAAATTGATGCAATCCCTTTGCTGTTTACAGCAGACAAAGTTGGCGCACCAGTTGCCCCGATTGCAACTTGTCCAAAAAGTGCAACCTTACCTTTTACCAAAGAGTAAAAAAACTGATTCATGAACCGATTCATTTTGTAGTCCTTTCGTGGTTTCCCACAGTGGGCGGTTTATCGTTTGCAAGTAGCCCCCCCTTGCAAAAGTTTTGGGGGTCAGTCATCAACCAACCCCCAATTTTTAATTAAGCAGATAGTGATACAAGGCTGTTAAATCCAGGGGCATTACAGGATAAGTTTGCGTAGTAACCAACACGCAATTCACCTGCATCAGCGTTAGATACTCGAAGCATTTCGAGTCCATCACCGTAGCGTAGGATTTGTGGTGCATCACCTAGGCTGTTTAGTGCCCAAGTGTTCATCTGCAATAGGTAACCAGTTGCAGAAGGACAGTTGCGGTCTGCAATCACTTTAATCTGAGAGCTTGCACCGTTCACAAGGATACCTTTGAAAGCAATTTCCGCTGGTCCTTTAAGGTCGATGTATTGCACTTTTGATCCAAGTGACTTTTCAAGAGCTGCATAGCTCTGGAAGTTAGTCACGAACACGTCTGGTGATCCACCTTCACGAGCAAGAATTGCAGAGGCATCAATCAAAGACTCTTCAATGCTTTGTGCAGTTCCGTCATATCGAAGACCAGCAAGACGAGTTGGGTCTACAGATCGGTCAACGCCGAAAAAGCTGTCACCAGAAGTTGGTGCGCTTGAAGGAATCCAAGCTGCCAAGCCTTTTACTTTTGCATTGTTGTCACCTTGAACCAAAAGGTAGTCGTTTCCTGTCCAACCAGATGGTGTTCCAGCCGCGCCACCAAGGGAAGCTGATACAGTCACAGTTCCAGCAACACGGTTAACAGCGATAACATAACCAAGAGCAGCACGAGGAGAACCGCCATCAGTTGAGTTTGCTTGTAGAACTTGATCAAGTTCAAATTGCACAACGTCATTCACGTTGGTCAAAGTGATAACACCAGTAGAGATTGAGCTGATGCGTCCAATTGATCCTGTTCCAGAGCGAAACAAAGAAGATGCCAAAGAGTTGGTCACGTTCTGGATCGCGCCATCAATCACAAGTTTTGCACCCTCAACGAAAGCCATCTTGTCTGTTTTAGAAGCAAGCATGGTTTGGTTGTCGATAGATGCAATTCCGTAATCACTCACGCGAGTAAGTAGGAAAGATCGAAGTTCTGGTGAAGTTTGGTTGCCTTGCGCGTTTGAAAACGTAGCAGAGCGACCTTGTGGCAATCCAATTTGAATTGGAATTGGCTTGTACTTTCCACCGAAATCAGTTTTCTTTGGCACCATAGCCAAGAAAGGGTTGTTTTTGTAAACAAGGTTTTGCATGACTTGTCCGTCATACAGTTCCTTGAGGGCTGCGTTCATAGACGTAAGGTCTAAGTAGGTTGACATTTGAAATATCCTCAAAAGGTTAAAAGTTTATGTTTGGTTTGGCTTAACCTATGCCTTTTGAGTGACTTGCGTGGCCCTTTTTTAACTAAAGCCGTGGCCCTTGGCTTAATTCCCTCTTGGGGGGTTTTTTAAGCCCCCCTCGTGGATTGAATAGACAACTAACAGTCTAGCAATTTTATTTTCGCATCATTTGGACAGAGCCGCAAGCGCACGTTTGATCCTGTCCTCTTCAGAACTGGCAGGCATCGAAAGTGGGATTGTGGAAGTCATGTCATTGGTAAGGGTCTTAGGCTGTGCCTTAACCTCTTCCTTTGTCTCTTGTGCTTTGGGCGGCGCAATCTTTTGGCTGATCTTCTTGGCCTTCAATACCTTTTCGGCCTCTGCTTCAAGGTACTTTTCCACCAAGTTTGCAGCCGTTTCAATGTCCATCACCTCTTGGGTCTGCTCAAAATGGGCCTCGATGGTCTGAAATACGGTTTCATAAGCCCCATAAAGGTTCACCAATTCAAACTTGTCTGAATCCTTTGAAACAATGGTTTTCAGATTGTCTTTGAAAAGCTTGATTTGCTTTTCTTCCTCTGCTCTGGCCAATCTTTCTTGGTCTTCTTTAAGCTTTTTCTTTTCAAGTTCCTGCTCTTCCCTGAGTTTTTGGATTTCGCTTTTGACGTTCCTGATTTCAATGTCAGGCGTGGGGTTGCCTTCATTGAGCTTCATGTTCACCAAATCTTCATAGGAATAGCCACTTCTTTCTAGAAGCTTCCATGGGTTTTTCATGGTTTCTTCAAACTCAGCCATTCTCTTGGCAAACTCTTCACGCTCTTTTTGTAGCTGGCCCTGAAGCGTCTTTGCTTCAAGTTCACGCTTCAAGATTGCCTTTTCCTTTTTAGCAAGGGCGGCAAGCTGAGGGGATAAGAGTTTCTTTTCCTCTGCTGGTGGCGTTTCTGTTGCCTGTGTCTCTGGTGCTTGTGGTGCCTCAGTTTGTTCCGTTACGGTTTCCACTGGTGCGGTTTCTGTTGCTTGAATGTTTGACTCCATTCTTTGTGTTTCCTTTTCTTGTGATTAACCCCCAAATGGGAGTAGGTCAGATTGTGGTGGGGCCACTGGTTGTGCCAGCTCTGCCCCAACACTTTCTGTGGGTTGTGGTTGCGTGGCTTTCGCCATCAACATTTTTACTGAGTCAGTAAATTGACGTAATAACTCAAGGCGTTCATCTTCCAAGTTCTCAAGCTTACCTTTTGAGTAATACTCAAGCCCTAATTGCAACGCCAATTCAAGATCATCATACGGCTCTGGTGGCGTATAGATGCCATCATCAACAATCTG